AATCTGTCAAGCACATACACACCATCAGAATCTAAGTGCATCACACACATTGCTGTGCGATCTCTTCTGGCCCCGTAGTCCACTGAAGCAACATATTCTGTGCCGTGCAGACCGACAGTGTTGTAAACCAAGTTTTTCTCAACTCCCAGTTGAGTACCAATTGCAATTTCTGACCTAGTTAAATAACCAGACTCTTCAGCAGGGTCAATCCACACATTATCAAGTACTCTTTTTGCAACACCTGCTGGTAGAAGTGCACGATCTCTCTGTATTGCTTCTGCATCCATCCATGAGTTGAGTTGTCCGGGTGCTTCAAACACAGTCCAAGTGGGATCCACCATTACCTGTTCGAGTATTTGGTGCTGCCAGCTACCAAGTGTACCTGCGTTTGTAATTACAACAAATACTGAGCCGGGTCGCTTCTGGCGACCCGACCAAAGAGTATCCCACAAGTCTCTTTTCTTCCAATGTGTAACCTCGTCACACACAACAAGATCACTGCGCAAACCGAATGATGTTGCACTATCCGCAGTAAGGATCTTAAGGATACCGCCCGGACCTTTGATGCGCTTGGTTCCAAACGTAATACGTTTTGCAAGCCAAGGGTTTAGGCGTGCTTCTGCTGCCATGGATTCAGTAAGTAGTGCAGCTTGGTCAAAATCTGCTGCTGCTGCAACAATTTCAATAGGCTTACGGCTGAATGCAAGTACCCAGTTGCAAAGGCGTGCAAGTCCAGTTGTCTTGTCATGTCCACGTGGTAATGTTTCCCAAGTGTTACGTGGTCCCTTGTAATCTGGTCGCAGTCCGCACAATGCCTCAATAGGCTGCATCATGTAATCTGCACGTTTCCATTGCCAGTCACGTGCAACGTGTGCAAATCTTCTGGGCTCAGGGCGTGAATCAATAATTACACTGTCCAGATAACCCTTCACACTACGTGCGCTAGCAAGCTCTGCAATTGCATACGCCTGCTTAAGCTTGTTTTCCAGTTCTGTTCTTGTGTAACCTGCTGACATTGTATCACCTGCCTATTATGCTACATTGCAATAGGTTTCTATATTACCCCCTATTTAAGGAGTTGTGAAGTGTCAAATTCTGAGTATGGTGTTGAGAAGTTCTATTCCCTGCGTGCTACATTCAAAAAGGATGTGTACCAATCGCAGTGGCAAAAGGACATGCACAAGATGTTTGATTTTGGTAACCAGCTTACCAAGCATAGAAGGGATTTACTGCACTATCAGATACTAAGAGATGATGGTTCTGTGGTCTTTGATTCGCACCATTGCAATTAGTGCACTAAGTGCACTAACAGACGTTAAAAAAACAGGGGAACGCTTGGCGGCTTTTCCCCTGTTTTTTTACTTATGTATTTATTATACCTATGCACTCTTTTATGTGTCAAGATAAACTTCAAAAAAACTATGCATCATTTACCCACTGTGGATAGCGAGTACAACCACCACAGAAAGAGTATGCAACCTACCCACAGTCCTGCTGTGGCGTAGTTCCAAGCAGGATGATTTTGATAATAGTGCTCATTAATAATAACCTTTAACTTGCGCATGGTTTCTTTGTCAAATTCACTCATGGTGCACCTACCTTGGTAAAGCTATCCCACTCTTTAGTAGTCATCCACCTATACCCTTCTGGTAGGTTATCATCTTCATCAATCATGTCTAAATGAAATCCATCTTTACCAATCACCAGAAAGTTACCCCTAGAAAATAAGTGCTCGTAAACATACTCACCATGAAGCTTTCCAAGTATTCTAAACATGTTATTTACCCTTCTTAGAATTGGTGTAATTGTAGAATCTTTCCCTCATTTGCTGCCTTGTTAGCCTGTTACCGCTCTTATTGCAGAAGTGCATTAGATCACTTGGTCCGAACAATTCAGGATCCATTACTGCATACTCCACAGGAGCATATGGGTTGTCATTGCTGGCAAGTGCATTGGAGTAGTTGCTGCACAACAATTCCTGCAACTCAGGGGATATTTCCTTGTGCACCTTGTTGGGGGACTGGATCTCAGTCCCCCTCTTGATTAAACCTGCTTTCATCAGTGCATGTATGCTATCATTCATGATAATTCCCCCTATTTGCTTGTGATTGCTTTTGTTGCTTCCAATATGGCACTTAGACGGTTCAAGTGATTAACCTCTTCAATTTGCTCCATCTCCATTGCAAACTTAACCAGTGCAAAGTAGTGTTTGCTTGCATCTACCCTGCTCCTTTGACGGTCAATCTCAGTGCGCACATTAACCACACCAAAATCATCTGTTTGTGCCTCTTCCCAGATCTTCTTTGCACCAACACCGCAGGTTGGATAGTACTTGACCACACTGTGGAACATGGAAACCCACTTGTACTGTTTTGCTCCAAAATCGTATTCCTGCACACCTTTGCGAAACAGGACTATCTTCCTGTACCCTGATTCATAACTTGCAATCTTTACAGTTGTCTTCTTCTTCTTGAACATTGCAGCACTCCTCTTTTCTAGTGTTAGATCTAACCCCTTCCCCACAGCAGAGAAGGGGTTTAAAATTGAAATCTTTAGAAGTTAAAATCGTAGAACCTTACAGGCTTGTTAGCCAACTGGTAAGAATCTCTGTACTTATCACGCCATTGACCCTTTTTGTTCAAACGAATTCGAATGACTGGGTAGGATTCATTTGAAGTGTATGTATATTCCTGTTTATTTTGATTCACACAGTGCCCAACAAAACCACCTTGCACAAATTCCGGCTTGAAGTTCTCAACCATTTCAAAATCCATCTCTCGAATTTCAAGAGTTTTATCACTAACAACTTTGACAATTTCATATGGCGTTTTGTCTGTCCAACCGCACTTGTTTGCAAACTTGAGATCCATGATTTTCCCCTTTGTTTAGTAACCAGCAACCACCTTAGTTGCATGGTTGTATTCTATGTCTACTTGTATCATCGGCAAGCTTAGCAGCAATTATTTAATTATTTTTTTTGCATGCAAAAAAAGAAAAAGGCCCCTGACATTACTCAGGGGCCTTATGGTTTACTAATTTTCAGTGTTTTTATGTTTTCTCGTATCTCACGGAGGGTTGCACATAAAACACAGAAACACACCAATCGTTACATTTAGTTATTCGCTACATGTGGAAAAATATTACAGAAAATCTTCCTGCAATTTAAAAATTTTGTATCCCCTGCAAAATGCACAGGGTTACCCTGAGGATCCCTGTCATACACTGGTAAATCCTCCACAACCAACCTTGGTTTCAGCATGTGCAGGATACTCTTACCAGTCAACACCCTGACATACTTACACTTCTCATAGTCATATGCCCTGTAAACCGTTCTAATTCGCTTTTTAGCGCAGTTTTCCCCCTCGGTAGGCCTTTCCCTCAACAGTACATCAGTAATGCGTATTAAGGGCATTCTAGGCCCTAATTTGGCACGGTACACAAAACCCTTCATAATCTTGTCTGACATCATGTTAAAACTCCCTTTTATATTTAAATTCCAGTGCAATGTCATGTATTTTAGATACGTCTGGGGAGTACTTGGTACTAAGGCCGGATTCCCAAGAATTGCGACCCGTGCACCCTGCACAGATAAGAACGCAGCATACTAGGATCTTTTTCATGTTTGCACCTTTTGTGTAATTGTATTATCGGCATACAATGGTGCAATGTTTAATAAAATAAAAACCCGGCGTTAGGCCGGGTTTTAAACGAACTACTAATCTTTTTTAAATTAGTAGTTAGTACTCATAGTTACCCAGTAGCTCGCTCAAGATTGCAACCTGAGGTGGTGACAGATCTATGCTTTGCTCTAAAGAATCGTTCTTTTCAATCTTGATGTTAGCACCAGACTCACTGAAGGTAACGTGCACAATGTGCTCCGCATCTCCCCAGAAGTGCTTCACAGCGCAGTGTAATAGGTTACCGGGCATAGTCTTCATGGTTGCTCCTCTCTGTTAGGGTTAGTGTATGTCTGTACAGTATCATTTGTGCCATCATCAGACAAGGTTAGCTGTGAACTGTTTTCAGAATTTTCCAAAACAATTTCATTTGGAATTGTGATTCCCCACATAGTAGCTTGGTGCACAAGTTCAGCATCCGTCATGGTGGTGTATGTGATGCTGGTTTCAGACTTCTTGGGAGCCTCCAAACCAAGTATTTTCACCTGCCTGTCCATGATGCTGAGTACGTCTTGCAAAGACTCCCTGTCACCACCAACAGCCTGTTGATAGTACGCCTTCAACAACTCATCATAGCGTGCAAGAGTAAGCGAAAGTGCCTTCTCTGCAACTTGGGAACCCTCTTTCACAATGTGCTTAAATTCACGTTCTACATAAGAGTATGCTGCCTGCCTTGTAACTCCCATTACACGGCCTATCTCAGCATAAGTTAATCCCTGCTTTCGCAGTTGGATTGCTTGTAACCTACGTTCCTTTTTGAGTATCTTGTGCTGGCTCATTCTGTTCTTCTTTCCGGGATTGTTGTCCCCAGTAAAATCTGTGCTCATGATCATCTCCTAAAGTACTGGGTAGTTTTCCTTCTTGCACCTTTTCCAATGTCCACATGATTGCAAGTATGTTCCAACATGCAGCAGCAAGGTGGTCCTCAGTGTCGTTGTGCTGGATCCACTTAGACAAGTGCCTCACTGCACTGTCAAAGTATCTGGAAACAGGTTGTCCCTTTTCCCAGTTTTTATCACCATATTTATGCGCACCATTTTCTGTATGCTTCGCAATTCTTTCAATAGCGCACCATGGTAACAAGTCGTACCTCCCCTTCCCTTCCCTAGTGTCCCTTCTGGAACCAGTGGAAAACTCTTCCCTCTTACCACTGTCAGGAAGTTCAAATATGGAATGAGTTATTTGCATCACGGTTTCCCCCAGTAATCACACACAGCAGCTTCAACCTCACTCTGCACGTACCCCATAAGAACACCATCCATGGATTCTTTCATCATCCGCACCACAGTATCCTTGTGTGCTTCTGGATTGTCATCAGGAACCTCAACAACCAACTCATCGTGTACGAATGCAACAACAGGATAAATTTGGGACACGTTGTAAAGCGATAACTTTGCGCCGTCCGCAGCTAATCCTTGAAACTGCGTGTTGCACGATTCTGTGTACTCGGCACAGCCACGCACTCTGCCTGTCAGTGTTATCACAGTGGTTCCGAACAACCTTCTTCGCAGTGTGTCGCTACCCTTCCTGCTTCTGATTGCAAGTTCTGTGGTTGGGTCGTTGTTTAATTTCTCAAGACATTCCCACACCATGCGCCTGAACGCACTGTTGTAAGGTTGTCCATCCCTTGTACGATTTTTACCGGACACAATGTCCACCACAGGTTGGAATGTAAAAAGGCCCTTGTCTTTCAATCCAAAACAATCGCATATTTCCTGCACGTTAATGTTCAGATTTGTACTAAGGTTACCCAGAGCACTGCTGGAAAGATATTCACTAAGTTCAGGGTAGATCTCACTAACCAGCATGTTGCGCCATAGCTTACTTTCAGTAAGACTCATTTGCGCACCGTAGGTTGCCTCCGCATATTCCTTCAAAGATTTTGCACCAAGTCCCCCCGGCACACCGAAGTTTACAGCTTTCGCACAGAACCTGTAATGCTTGAACTTTTCAGGATCCTTGCCTTTCATTGCAAGGAAGTCTTTGTACTGCATTTTCAACAACATCGCAGCAGTGAAACTGTGTGGGTCAATACCCTCTTGGAAAGCTTCTGCAAGTCTTGAGTACCCAAACTTACTCATGCATATTGCAGCAAGACACCTGAGCTCTACTGCGTTGTAATCTGCGACAACAAATTTGCAATTCTCATGTGGCACAAACAACTTCCTGAACCATGCGTGCTTTGGCATTTGTTGCAGGTTAGGCTTGCTGCAAGAAGTGCGACCCGTGCGAACCAAAGGTTGATAGTGAGGGTTCACGCTGCCACTTTTTATCTGATCCACAAATTGCAATAGCTTTGCTTTTGTTTGCATGTCCAACCAGTTCTGGATGAACTCATGCTTGTGTTGGGACCAATACTCACCACTGATGGTGATTTCATTACTCTTCTCTGTCGATGGAACCTTTTTGATCTTTAGTGTCTCTGCAATTTCGTGCAGGTATATCCTCAGTGCCTTGTTGTCTAGGCTTGGAACACCTGTTACAGGATTTACAATGAGTTGCCCCAGTCTCTTTTTTACACTGTCCCTCTTGAACAACGATGGGTACTTTTCCAGAAGCCATTGCACCTTGTCCTGTATTTGCAGCTTGATCTCCATTGCAACATCCTGTTGTGCCTTGGAGTCAACCTTAATTCCCACCCTCGTGCAGTCAGTGAGGGCGATGGATCCCTTTAATTGTGTGTGGTGCGTGAGAGGTCCGTGCTGAGACTGCAAGCATTGAAACTTGTTTGCAATGTTCACTGCAACAGGGTGCAACTCGTTGAATAACTCTCGTGCAACCTTCGCATCAAGGAGCGCATATTCAAGCATCCTGTCAGGCACAAGTTCTAAAGCCTTCTTGTGAAACTGCGCCCACTCAGTCTGTGCACTTTTATCAAGTGGTTTATTTAGAAAGTACTCAGACAGGTCCGCTAGGGACCTAGTCCTGAGCGGACCGTCCTCCTCACCATTTGCAAGACGCACAAGGAAGTCTAATATCATGGTGTCCCACGCACGCCCCTCATCAACCATTCTTTTCCACGTGGCGCAGTCTTCCATGTATTCCAGTGCGTTGTACACGACATGAAAATCAAAAGCAAAGTTGTGAGCAACTATCGGGCAACCACTGTTGTATATCTCGTACACCCACTCTGATATTCTTTCAGGTGGAACTATAAAAGATTGTGATTCTGTGGCACATGTTAAAACAATCAGTTCTGGAATTTTACCGGGCTCGATCAGTGTGGTTTCAGTGTCAAACGCAATTGCACCATCACACACTATCGGCTGGCCCCTCCAGAGAGTCTTCTGCAATAGTGTTGACATCCTGTATCCCCTCTAACGCAAGCTTTTCACAAATACACTTCCACAACCACCATGGTAAAATTGTTAGTGGTTCATCCTTGTCACGTTGCACATGCAGGATGTCATTAGTACCCAACCACTTGTACAACTGCTGGAATCCACTCGCACGTGCTTTCATTTCGCAGGTAAATTCGTGTGGCCCAACGTAGCACTTGATATCACCCCTGTAACCCTCCACAGCACCACTCAGTGGAACACGGTGCGCAAAAACACCGGGTATGTCCATATACCTGCGCACCATTTCCCTTTCCCTGCGTGCACCTTTGTCACGGGATTTTTTTCCACTCATTTTAAACTCCCATCTTTGATGGTATGTGACTCCTGCAGCAACGTATTAGCTTTGTGCAGGAGTGCTTCTGTGCGCTCTGCGATATAGGTAGCCCTAGGGGTTTTCCGCTCGTAGAGTAAAAGATACTCCTGTAAACATTCCATAGAATCCTTCAAACAGGATTTCA